TTCATAGTTCTCCTAATTAGCTAAATATAACCCCCTCATATAGAAGGGGTTACGGTTTAACTAACTATTATCTGTCAGTTACAAAAGCGAAACCTGAAGCGTCACGCATCTCACCAACACCATAAATAGTGTCAGCAGTATACAAGTCACCTAGGTACTCTTGCATGTAAGATGACTGTGAACGTACTCCTAGTTGCTCAACTAGAGCCATTGCGTCTTTGTGTAGAACTAGACCAATGTCGTGTACTGTGTTACCAGCAGACTTAGTAGTACCCATAGCGTTAGTAACATATACATCAACACCGTAGATTTGTCCAACCTTACCAGTCTTGATTGCATTACCATCACCAATGAACGCTTGCTCAGTATAACGCTGAATGCCTAACATGTCAGTGTACTGACGTGGAGTTAGAACAATTGCACGTCCATCCTGAGGTACGTCAGCTAGGTCTAGCTTCTCAACCATTGAACGAATTGCAGCGTCACCACCAGTTGCTAGTGAAACAGCATTACCTGCGTTTGAAGCAGCTGTACGGTCCCAGTCAGCAAGTACACCAGAACTGTCAAATACTTGTGCCTTGTTCCAACCTGAATCGCCTGCTGTTCCGTTACCACCGTTTAGATTTGCTGCTGTGTTAAACAAGTCTAGGTCGACCTGTGTACTTAGAGCATATCCAGCATCTTCTGTGTAGAATCTACGTAGAGAGCTCAATGCTTGAACCTCTGCCATATCTTCAATTAGCACTGAGTATTCATAGTGCTTATCAATGCTTAGTGCTGTATTTCCATGAGTATCGCCTTGAATCTTAACTAGGGCGTTAGCTCCCTTTGAAGTTGCTGAACCACGTACCGGTGTTGGGATATTGATTGTATCACCCTTCTTACCTTTGTGGTTGATGCGAGTTACCAAATTAGCTAATACTAAGTTCTTTTGATAACTGGCAATAACTTCGTCACTCCACAACTCTGGTATAAAAGTTGCAGCTGTAGTGACTGTTTGGTTATTAGTACCAATTACACCTGTTGCCATTTTATATATCTCCTATATATCTTATTATTTTACCCTCCCCTCTGCGTAAGCTTCGTAGATTTCATCTTCTAAACTCTGATAACGCTTTGGGTCAGTCTGTTTTAAACGTATTAAATCAGCACGCCTGTAAATCTTTTTACCAGCTGTTGACTCACCGGAAGCTCTTGATACTCCTTCACCTGCTTTCATTGCAGTTGCTCTTTTAGTCTTTTTGCTTTCATTTACTTCTTGCGTCTTAGAAATCATTTGTCTTTCTTTCCAAGTCGTAAGCAGTTCATTAGCTGCATCAAAGTCATAAGAGTCTGCTTCTTTATACAAGCGTTGTCTTATCTTACTTCCATTTACCCACTCCTGAAATCCTCCGTCACTAATGACATCTTGGAAATCTGGATGTGCCTTTTCGAGTTGTTGGGCAGTTAAAGCAGCTTGTTGCTGTTTTGTCTGTTCCGAAAACTCTCTGAATCGTGGATGATTATCTATAATTTGCCTGACTGCTTGTTCAGGATTTTCATAAAAATCTACTTCTTCAGTTTTGGTAGTCTGTTGGCTTTGTGTACTTATCTGGGATTGCAAATAAGAATCAGTTAGTTTTCTTAGTTCACCAATCTCTTGCCCTTTACGACCTAGTTCTTTTTCTAGGTTCTCGTAGGCTTCAGCTATTTCTGCTGAGGACTTACCTTGAAATTTCTTCGGAAGCTCAGGCTCTTCTACTTCTGGCTCTTGAGTTACTTCCTCGTTAACTTCCTCCTCTACAGCTAATGCTTCTAAAGATTCGTTTACTTGCTCTTGTACTGCTTCTTCTTGGACCTCAGGGTCTACAATTTTACTACTCATGCTTCTTACCTCCGTCTTTTAAGATTATGGGGGTTATAAAAAATGTTAGAGCTGGTACTAATCCAGTTGTTCTAACGCTAGTTTGGTAGCTTCCTCTAAATTAATAAACATGTTTAGGAAAGATACCTGACCTCTACGCATATGTAGGGTCTTTTCATCTTCAATGTCATAAATCTTTTCAAGAGATTCTGCTAGTTTTGTGTACTCATCTACAAGTTCACGCCAGCCATCTTGTTGAAATAAATTAAGACGTTGTTCTAATACTTCTTTATCTGTCATCCGTTCATAGCCTTAGCTAAGTTAAGGACAGTTTCTGAGTTTAGATGTTCTACCTCAGGTACATTACGTGCAGTTTCTGACTGTATACCTTTTATCTTAACCATCTTCTCAGCTAGTTCTAATTGTTTCTTAGCAAGAGCTTCATTAGATGTCTTATCACCTGCATCTACTTGTAGCTTCTGTGCTTCTGCATACATCTTATTAATTTCTGCTTTAAGTTCTTCTAACTCAAGCATAGACTTCTGCATTTCTATTTGTTTAATTTGTTGTTCCTCAGGGTTAGGTTGCATCATTTGATTAATTGCTGCTACTAACTGTGTTCTGTTAGACAATGATGAGTTTTCAAATATACTCATTAGTATAACAAAGAATGCAGGAGAACCTTGTGGCGTCATAGATAACAACTGTACCATCTGTGTTGTTTCTAATTCCTTAGCCATAATACCTAGACTACTATAAGGTTTAAACTTAAAGTCTACTGCTGGATATCTTTCGTTATCAAACTGTATACGTCTGTTTAAAGCTTTATTAATCATAGGAATCAAGAATGAATCTTGGAAATTCATTAGTGTTCTCTTCTGACGTTTGATAGATGCTGCTTGGAGCATTGACATACCACTAGCAGTTCCATTGCGAGGATTGGAAAAGTTACTGTTAGCAGTGTCCATAGCACCAGTACCCATCTGAACCATTCGTTCTAGCTCTGCTGCTTCGGTAAATGTTGATTGGGATAGACTACCGAAATTTAGTGGCATTAGAACAGACTTAGGGTCGCCATTAGTGAGGATTGTCTTACCGGGACGGACATCAAATTTCGTTCCACGTGGTAGACGAGTGGCGTCTAAACCCATCATTGGGTGTGTCGTGAGTGCTAGGGCGTCAATACGAGCTCTCAGTTCAGCATCTAAAGCTTTCTGTGGATTATATCCCTTTTCAGCTACACCCCTACCCCAGAACTTCGAGGGAACCCTGTCATTTTGATAGGCAACAAACGGTCTATCATTTAACATGTAAGGATTTTCTGCTGCTCTTAGTACACAATCGTCATTAGCAATTGTAACAACTGCTTCAACTAACTCATCATCATTGTAGTCAAATTGTTCTACAGAACTTGAGTTGCCACTAAGAAATCTTTTAGGAACTAATCCCCAATATTCTACAATCTTTACTTTGTCATCTTCATTAGAGTCATTAAACTCTTCATCAAAGCCAAAGTCTGCTTTGTCATAACTACCTAATGGCATATCATTATATATACCATCTTTCATACCCTTAGTAATCATATATCTAGGTTTAATTACTATGTGGGCGACACCTAATGCTTCATCTATTGTTGTAGCTGTAGGGTCAATAACAAATTCTTTTGGTGATACTGATTCTACTTTAACACAAGTGTATGGTATTTCCTGTGTTCTAGTATTAGTAGTCATGGTTCCCGGTACTGGCTCTTCAATAGCCACCATTTCCATTTTATCTTGTACTAAAATCTTACCAATACCTGTACCATAAATAGCACCGTTTAGTAAACACTCTGCAATAGCGTCTTTTACTCCGTCTTTTGTTAAATCTTCATGGAGTAAGTTACGTATGTACTCTGCGTCTTGTTTGTTTTGGTCAAGAATGTCATCTTCTAAGTCAAACCAACGGTTTCCTCCAAAGATTGCTTCCTCTAATTCTGCTACTGTGGCTTCAATTGCCTGTGATGTGGCTGGAGAAATTAATTTACTCTTTTCTGACTGCCTTGTTTTGTCGTCATGTGCCCAAATACCACGCCATAATCTGTAGTATTCGTCCCATTTAGACATATAGTTAGTGTTTCTGTGGTCCTCCCACTGGTCAACTCTGTCTAATACCCATTCTCTTAACTGACTATGTGGACTATCTAGGTAATCTTTTTCTTCCATAAATTAATATCCTGCTATTGCGTCCATTGGTTCCCAATCTTCTAACTCTATACTGCCTGCGTAGTCTGCTACGCTAACTTGGTCTATATATGCAAGGCTATCCAGCAAATCATCATGGCTAAGTGGGGAAGGAAAGTCCATCATTTGGGAAATAAAGTGGTCATTCCAACTAGCCTTTCTAAATTTTATCTTGCCATGTTCTAGTCGTCCTTGCAACGACCATGTAATTCTGTCTATCTTTCTTTTACCACCATGAGTAACATCTGTTATGTTAACCCATCTACCGTGTGTTCTCATCTCATCTTCGAGATAAGGCATTATTGCATTCTTTAATGCTCCTGCTTCAATCCCGACAGTAGTTGCTTGACTTTCAATTGCAGCCTGTAGTATTTTAAAAGCAGTTTCTTTAATACCCCATCTACCATGATATATATCCTTTACTAACCATTCGTCATTTACAATCTTTACAACTGATATTGCTGTTTCGTCTAACTTGCTAGACTTTAAACCTCGGTCTTTACTAGACTGTTCAAACCCTGCTGGGTCTACTGCTACTACGTAATGACCTATTGTACCTTCCGCAAAGTCTGCTTCATTATCGACATACTTAATCCACTCTTCCTTAAATATTCCTCCTGTGAAGGACTCAAAGGTGGCTTCAAATTCTTGCCTGAAGGCTTGAGTAGACATTGTGCTTTTTGCAGCAGCGATTTCTTTGGGGTCCAATAATGGATTGTCCGTAGAATTGAATTGAAATGCTTCCCAGTCATCATCCTGTTGTGCTTCTATGTATAACTTATAAAAATGATTTTTACCTGCAGGAGTACCAATAAACATAGCACCACCTTTAACATCTGCAAGTGTTGGTCTTAAAATCATTTCCCACACTTCAGGTTTCATACTGGCATATTCATCGAGTACCACGTACTCCAATCCCACGCCCCTCAAAGTATCTGGTCTATCTGAGCCTTTAAGGTATATCTTTCTGTCGTTGACTAAAGTTAACACTGCTGTGTTTTCGTGAGCAGCTTTTATAACATCCTGCCCTAATTCCTTTAGCATACCCCACATAATATCTTTTGACTGTTGGAATGTGGGACCAACGTAAAATACGTCTTTGCTTTTGCTTTGTAGTGCTTTGATTAATAAAACCCAAGCAGCTAACCTTGACTTACCAAATCTTCTACCTGCTGAAACAACTTTAAAACGAGCAGGAGATTTAAATATCTCCATCTGAGCATCATGAAGAGAAACCTTAATATCTGCCATTACTCGTCAATGGCGTCTATTACTTCACCTTCAAAGGTAGCTTGTTCCTCTGCTTCTTGCTTTTCTATTGCCTTTACGGATTCAACAATAATATTTATTCCTAAATCCTGGTGTTCATGTTTTATTTCAACAGCTTTATGTGCTGGAACAATTCTATCCATGCACATCTTTAAACAATGCCTATCGCCTTTTAATGCCATCTCGATAACCTTGTCGACTATCTCTGGTCCTTTGGCTGATAGTATTTCTCTGCTTAAAGCTGTATATTTGTTTACTGAACCTACGGGTCTGCCAGCTGGATTCAATGATGGCATCCCTTTGTATAAGTTGGGATTACCTGCTTTTCTTTTGGGTTT